GTGAAACAATCTCTGCTGCTACAAATTCGCCGACGGAACCCGCCGCACTGGTTACTTCATCTGCCGCGCCCGCAAGGTGTAGAGTCTCAGAACCGTCAGAGAAGATGTACTTGAATGCGCCCTGCGCGCCAACCTTTTTCGTGCCCACGATAACGGGGTTTGCGACGTTGACCTTGAAAAGATCAACAACAAACCACACCATCATACGGATAGATAGAAACAACCTTTCGATCTTCATAATAAACCTCTTTTTTCGCTAAGAGAGACAGACTGCCTTAACTGGAACCGGCAACCTTTTTTAGTTTCGCTGCTCTTGCCTCTGCGAAAGGATTCGATTTCTTCTGGAACTTAAAGTCAAGCCCCGGGCGTGCGCTTGAGGGAATGGAGATTCCATCGTCCCTGAGCTTTTCAAAGTCTTCACTGGACATATTTTTAATATCACCCGGCTTGAGACTCTGAATAACTCCGCCGTCGCCGTTAAACATCGACGAACCTGAACCAGAACCGCCTTTACTCGAAGCATTGAGAAAGTGACTATTACCCTTGTCGGAAAGGAAACCTTTTACAAGCCCCTCGACCGACATGTCAGTCCCATCCGTATTGATTCGAGCCGCTCCGTCAGAACTGTGAATCGAGACTGTGCCGTCGTCTGCAACTTTAAGATACGGGAACAACAGAGACGTTACCTGATCGGGGTTGCGAACATTTAGTTTAGCAACCTCTTTGAAAAGATCAGACCGTGCCTTGTCTTTACGTCCCGTTACTTTGTCGGCTGTAAGCTCTGCGAGACTATCCTGCATTGCCTTGTAATCTGCGGGATCGACCGTAATGCCCTTGCCGCCTTTGCCGCCGTCGTCACCTGTCCCCGAACCTTTCTTCACCCCTTTAAGCTCATCAATATCCGACCTAAGTCCGGCTATAATGTCTGCGCTTGCGGCACTTGCTGTCTCCATCGCTGTCTTGTGCCGCGCAGTAATTGTACCGACCATGCCGTCAATTGCTTTCTGCTGTGTAGGATTGAAAACTTCGTCTTTCGCACCCGTACCCGCGCCGCCGTCACCGCCGCCGCCTGAGCCGTCGCCCGCACCGCCTTCGCCTTCACCCGTGCCACCCGCGATATAGGGGGCAAAAGACCCGTCGTTAAAGAGCCAGAAAAGCCTCTCATACTTCGCGCCCGGTGTCGCTGCGTTGAATCTCCCGACAATTTTAGGTGCTGTCGTCTCACGCCCCGTTTTAAGTTCGTCAACCTGTAACATAAAAAGCCCCCTTTTAGATTAAGCGTTTCCGCTCGCCGTTAAGTAGTGCCGCTATGCGCTGCGGATCAAGTAATGCCCTCATTACCTTTGTGCAAATTATAGCCTTGTCTGCCGACGATAGTTTAAGCCACATGTGCTTTGGAACTTCGGCGTAAATCGCCTCCATTGCTTTCCTCTGAATGAAGTCCCGCGCGGCCTTCTCTCTCGCCGTCATGGTGTCCAGGCCGAAGGTGTTTGTCTTTGTCTGGCCGCCGCCTATTAAATGCGCTCTATCCGCCATTTGTAGCCCTCCCGCAAACTCGCGGATCTATGGTTAGGCCTCTGTCCGCACCCTTATTGAGTAAGTCTATTATCCTCTCAGCAACATCTGCTATATCTTTCTGGCTTAACAGTGGCGACCCTATGTTGACTGTCGCTGTTTTGCCCTTCTTCATATCCTCGACAATATCATCTTTTGTTATGAGTGAATAGCCTTCTTCAAAAGCATCCGCCGGGGAATATGACTTGTAGCCGCCTTTATATAAAACATAGTACCCACCATATCCGGGTTGATGTTTTACCATATACTCCGCGTCAACATTGAAAGCCGCATATCGCTCATCTTCGGGAGTTATTAAGCCACCACCATCGGCGACCTCTTCAACCTTTTTAATCTTTAAAGCCCATACCGTTTTAAAGCACCTATATTTAGGCATTTCTATGCATGCTGTATTTTCCATTACGCGCCCCCCGGAACTGCAACTAATTGGTGTCCGCAGTTATAACCACCACGAACAATAAAGAAATCGCCCTCTTTCTTGCCCTGCCATTCGCCCATGTCCTGCTCGGCCTTGTACCAACCCTCACGGCTCCGAGTCTCACCGGCGAACATCTTACAAAAATCTCGTGTGTCTTTGACGGTCGAGCCGTAGTAAAGAAAGTTCTCTATACCAAGATCGTCGGCCTTCTTCTGGTTGAGTGAAGCATCGAACGACATAAGCGAGTCATGCACCAGTTGTGAAGAGTGCGCCGACATCGGTACGCCTCTCATATCCTCGATACCTGTAAGGCTGTTACATACACCGTCTACCAGGTCTGCAAACCGCCCACCGGCAAGCGTGGTCTTGTATATCTGGTCGGCAAGCTCCAACTGGAAGCGTGAAGCAAGCACCTCGTACTGCGTAAACGACCCGGCCTTTAATGCGCGTATGACCTCTATGTCGGCATCGGTAAAGACGATAGGCAGGTCGAGCCCTTTGTAATACTGACTAACACCCTTTGCGGCCTCGTTGTATCCCGCCATAGACGGGCGGGCAAAACCCTCTCTGTACTCGCGGGCGAATATCTCTGTTAGGCTCTGCTGCGTCCTGACGGCGAACTGTGCGTCGATCTGTTCGGAAAGCAAGAGGCCGCCTTTTGTCCGGGCTTCCTTGAGTAAGTCGATTACGGCGCGCTCAATACTCCGTATCGCCCTGTACGACCTAGATTGATGCGTAGCAACAAGCCCCTGTAAGGCTTTATCTTTGGTTGTCGCTGCGTTTATGATGTCGCGTCTCGCCATTACTGATTACCCTTGAGCTCCTCGAAAGAAAAATCATCGTCTAATCTACCAAGTATATGACCATCTTCATCCCGTACAATGCCATTTTGCTGTATGGTAACTTTTAAATCCACACTATCACAGAAGTCGCCCATTACTCTTTGCCCCTTTGTTTTAAACTCCAATCGTCGTCGTCTATATCAGCCGGACAATTAATAAAATCAAAAGCATCGCAAGCCGTACAGTTAAGCACCCTCGCCCTCTTCTTCCTCTTCACCCTCACCCCCGGCGTTAAGCCCCGCCAATAGGTCGGCATCCTCTGTGCCCTTATCCGGCACAGCCGCGTCTATCTCTTTGTCTATCTCAACAAGGGTCTCTTCGTCGGCCTTCGGAAGTGCCAGGCGCGCGCCCTTTTTCTGACTCTCTTTCTGGTACGTCTCGCTTTCAATTCTTAAGGTACTCGCTTTTAAGAGATTGTCAAGCTCAGTAACCACATCGTCTATCGAAAACTCATCGGGATAATTCACCGAGCCGGTAAACTCCACGTCCATATACTTACCGTAGAGCCTAAGAATCTCGGTGTCGGCCTGTTCAAGGTTGTCGGCCTTCTCTGCAAGCGACGAATGCAACTGATCCTGTTCGAGCTTCAAGGCAATGCCGGACTGCGCCTGCTGTGCGGTCTCGGTCGCCTTCACACCGCCCATCTTGGCAATACGGAACATCTCGTTGACGTTGTTTAGAACCCACTCGCGTATTTCTTTAAGTGAAGAGTGCGGCGGCTCCAACCAGAAAGGTTTGCTGTTCGGGTCTTGAGGGTCGAACTCGAACACGTTACCAGACCCAGCGACAACCTCACCGTTCTTGTCTTGCTTGCCGAAAGGCTTCGCAAGGAACGGGTAGGCCGTGTTCTCGATAATCTCTTTAGCGTCCGAGCAAAGATAATAGATGTTCTTGTTTATGTCGGCAAGGTCACAAAGGTCGGAAAGGCCGACCATCTTGCGGCCTGTACGCCTGTTGTAGAGCGTAACCATCGGTATCTCGCCGAGGTTGTTCTCGCCCTCTTCGAGCTTGACAGGCACTTTGCCTTTTATGATCGCCCACTTTTCCCACCGATTACGCCACCATAGCCGGTACTGTGTCTCTTTCTTGGAGACCACTTCGCGGATTTTAACGTAAGAAAGTACTATCTCACCTGTCTCTGTGCGCTCGTGCTTCCAGTAAAGTACGTTCTCTGGTGTAACCATACAGACATAAGGGCGCAGGTTGCGCTCTGTCTCTTCGGCCTTGTTATCTGCAATCTCTGCCGACTTGTCAACAAAGATACATACCCGCCCATATATCTGAGCATAACGCCCGGCATCGCGCATGAACTGCTTATAGCTTGCACCGTCGAAGTCGGCGTTTACAAGGAAGTCGGCGAACAGGTCGTCGTTCTCGTACTCCGCAAGGGTGTATTCTATCGGCTTACGGAATATGTGACTGACGTAAATATCGATTATCGGGGCGCAGTAGTTGTAGTAGTAGGCGATAGCCTTTCTGCGTAGAAAGTTCGCCTCCGGCTCTCTCGCGTGGCGCAACAGGTAGTCGCCCGCCGCGTACTCTACCCCACCGAAGTATGACGCAATATAGAACGCCCACGCTACCGAGTATCGGTTCTTCTTTGTCTTGGCCATTACTTAAACTCTCCCGAAAGGATGTCCGCCTCGAAAGGATGTCCACACCGACAACAGGTAAACTCGAACCCCTGATCTGCCTTGAACACTGCAAACTCTATCGCGCCACACGTACAGACCATAGCGAATATATTTTCTGGGGATATTACACCGAACTCGCCCCCGAAGCCGTCAATCGCCACACTGTTCGCGCCGTCGTGGTTTGTTGAATCGAAGTCGTCCACCTTGCCAAGCTCCTGATCTGTGCGCCAACCACCACAAGCGCACCTTGATATGCTTAAAGATTCGTCCCGCGCAATGTGTCTGAACTCTTCACAGAGACAAACCAATCTGAGCACCCTTCCAACTTCGCAATCTTTTATTATTCCGTCAAGCATATTTAGCCGACCTTCCTATACAATTAACGCTATCGTCGGAGTGTTCTGTGTTTTTAGCAGTTACAGAAAGTGGCTCAATCTCTTTGGTTTGCATATTAACCCGCTACCAACGGCTGTTGCACCCGTCGCCGTTTGGTTTTATGTTGATCTCGAAAGTATCGTCCCGCATACAAATACCTATCTGATTGCCCTCGGCAGTCTCAAGCAATACACCACTAAAAACCTCTTTTAAACATAAAGTACCATCTTCTGTTATTTCTAACTTCATCGCTTCACCTTATCCATTGTTTACCAGATGCACGCAGAACTTTCAATGGAAACTCTTTTGCAATGTAGTATCCTAATGCGTCCGATGCGTGCGTGCGGTCATTGTCTCGCTTATCAATATCGCTTGTGTTCTCGCGCCATACAACCGTATTCAGGTCTCGTATCAAGGTCTTGCAACGTGGATGAATAAATACATGTGACTCACCGCGTGCGTTCAAGAACATATGGTTGACGGCGTTGACCCTATCCTTAACCCTCGGATTAGCCTTCTGTATGTTCAGGTCGCGCAAAGGAAAGGTTGTCTTGCCCTCCCGGTCGGTATAATCAAGGCCTGCCATTATCGCGTAATCACTTGAGCCGGTTGTCGAGCCATAGCTGCCGGCCGCGTCACCGTAAACCTCTATGCCTGGTTCGTGGTCTCCAAAGAGAGATATTAACCGCGCGCCCATCTCTGCCGTGTTCGTACCGTACAAGACTATCTCGTCGAAGACCGCAATATCTCTGCCGTCGCTCTGTAGCAGTACCCACACACAAGGGTTGATATTGAAGTCACAACTGGCAATGATCGGTAGGTTCGGGTTGAGCTCTACCCCTTTGTCGTTGTGCCGCTGCTGTGAATAGGCGTAGTAGACCCGGCCTGTTGCGCCCTCAAAGCTGCCCTCGTACTCCTGTCGAAACGTGCGCGGGTCAAGATCACCCCTTGCGGCCTCTACCTCTTCGGGCGGCAGTATGTCGGAACTGAACCAAGCATACAACCCCCAATCTTTACTGTCATCTCGCTCTGCAAGGTCGGCAAGGTCTTTGTAGTGGTTCAGCCCTTCTGGTACGCCTATAAACCAACACCAACCCTGACGGTCGGAAAGGGCAGGCCGGACGTTCTCTGTCCATGCACTCGCCCGCATGTTTGCGTATTCGTCGAGCACCCCACCGTCCCACGGTGTACCCTCTATGCGCTGCGGCTTATCAAGGCCGACAACCCATACGTCTGAACCGAACTTGGTCTTTATGCAAAGGTCTGTCTCTCTGATCTCGGCTATCCACTTCTTCGGGATCATCGCCTTTAAATCGTTCCAGTAGATACGCTTTGCTTGATCTCTTGTCGGTGCAGCACAGAAATAATGTGGATCAGGCCACGGTTTCTTTATCGCTAAAGCCCGGACAACCTTGCGCTTGGCTATCTCTGTCTTGCCTGAACGTCTACCCGCAGGCACAACGGCAAAGCGTTTATTGTCGGTATAGAGTTTAGTCTGCGTCTCGTGGGGTCGTAGCTGTGTCCATCGCAGAGGTAATCGCGTCACGTTCGGAGTCTGGTATTTGATCGCCGCTTGTGTCAATAGGTCTGTCTCTCCACCTGTCAGGTTGTCTGTTCTTGAGCCAGAAGATCGCCGCCGTAACGCTTGGCTGAATGTTTTTGATTACTGTCTTTACAAGTTGATGCTTCGAGACCTTGCCCTGTTGTGCCTGCCCTGCACCATACTTGATTGCTTCGTAAGTCTTCTCACAAACTTGATAACCTAACGCCTGTTTAAGTAAGGACTGAACAACTTTAGCGTCTTGAACCGCCTTGCCCCTTTTAAGAATGGCAATAAACTCTGCGTCTTTCTTCCATGTGGTGAATGTCCGTATACACACGCCTATAATACCGGCGATCTCTTCATCTATAAAACCTAATCCTGCAAGGCGTTCAACCTGTACAAGGTCACACTTGTCGCCCGGCAACTCTTTAGGTCGGCCTGTACGTCCCCTGCCCTTGTCTTTCTTGACTTGCTCTTTTGTTTTCTTATTAACTGCCACAAAGTAAACCCCATAAAAAACAGGGTAAGTACTACCCTTTACGAATAGCCCTTACCCTGTCGAGTAGTATCGCGCCCTTATTGCCATACTCACGATATACTCTTTTTTGTGGTGGTTGTCAAGAACTGACTTTATTGCTATCCTTTCCCCTTATATACTCCGCTACCTTCGCTGCAAGTGTTCCGGTGGGTAGAAGGAAGAATGTTGGAATAGCAAACTCTGTTTTGGTGTCTTTATATTTGCTCAGCTTTCTATAACAGCGTAACTCTGTTATCCACTCTCTTAAAAGATATTCCCAATCCCCCCACTCCTCAACGCACCACTTCAAGAGGTCTTGCTGCCCCTCGGCGGTGAAGTACGAGGGGTTGTTGTGTACTAAAATAGCGTCTCTCAAGCTGACAACAGTTACTGTTTGACGGCACTCTTCACATATAAACTCTTTGCCTATTCGGGTCATATTGCCTGTCTCTATAGGTATATGCCAGTGATCACCCCTCACCCCTGCTATCAGTCGGTTGTCGTCTTCTTGGCTCATGGCTTGGCACCTCTCTCTGGGTGAACCCTTAACACCACTCCACTCGGTATTGGTGCGTAGACCGGATTTCTTTTCGCCGATATAGATATTAAGGCTACCCTGAAATGCTCTGTGCCGCAGTACTCTGCGTACTCCTCACTGTAGTCCATGTAGCCATCACTGAGGGTTCTTATACCTAAGAAGATACCCTCAACCTCCCCCTCTTCGAGCACCCACTTCTTGCCTGACCTGCTCCTGCCATGCACTATTAGGTCTGAGTTTTCTCGCTTATATATTCCTTTGACTGTAACCTTCTCACCATACTTAACTATATTCACTTCCCCACCTCCAAGTCTAAGTAGTCCCACAGAGCATCGGCGAGTTTAGCGCAATCTATAAGGTCGTGGCTCTTAGTCGCATCGTCAACTAAAAACCCAACACGTGTATTATGGTCATTCATTCTTTCAAGCAGCCACCCGAAGTTATTCCACGCCTGATCTCCGGGATCGAAGAAGTTGGGGTTGAGAGCGTTATTGGAGCTGTGCGTATAAGAACACTTTAAACAAGTTAACCATAGTGGCTTAAGCTCATGCCAACAATCCTCCGGCCTCTTCACCGCCTCGAATAGTAGGCGGGATTTTTCGATGTCAGTCTTCATAGCGCACTCCAACTTTTAAGTTTATCCTTTTTTCTGTTCTGAGCTTGTATTAGGTCTGTGTGGTTCAAAACGCCCTGCTCTAAAAGAATATCCTTGAGCACCAATATATCCGCTATCTCTTGTATTAAAGCATCTTTGTTTACTATATTGGTCCCAGGGTGCGTGTCCTCTAAGCCAAACCTAATACTTTTACTGGCTATATAAATAACCTCGGCACATTCTTCCATTAAAATAGTCAGAGCTTCTTGCGTTTTGTCTTTCATCCTTCTACCTCCATCCACGGGAACTGGGTTTTACGGATACATGCGTGTTTAGGTGTCTCTATTTTACTTAAATGCAGGTTCATCTTATTGCCTATTTGAAGTATCTGCGCTAAAAGAACGTTTTCCGAGTGAACAATAAAATCAAAACTATTTTCACGCAGATACTTTACTAAAGCCTTTGTCCTCAAGTCCTCGCAGATTACGCACGGGTTGGTGTGTTTAGTCATAGGGCCATT